TCCAGATTCAAAATTCGACATGAGTCGCTATTCTGATTCCTCTGGCCGTATAGTTATCTCTGAATCCCAAATGTTAGGGGTTATAGAGGAATTCTACAAACGTGAGGAATCTAAAGTAACTGTCATTCCTTCGGAGTTTAATCCGTGGTATGAACGAGTGCGAAAACGGGAGTCAACCCGTCCGCATGAGCAATTCCTTTCAAATCAGATCAGGACATATGAACAAATGAGGCTTATCGGCCAACTAGGTCGAGAAACTCGCTAGTTCATCTTAATAATCCAACCAAGGTCCCATTAATGCAAAAGCAAATAGGAACGCATAGGAATCCCTCGTCCCAATCCAGTTCGAATAGATCTGGTAAGGATTTTCCGTGCATCGCACGTTCTGTAGCACAGCGCCTTTGGATCTCTTTAGACACACCGACTTCTCTGAAGTGTTTTCTTTTACTTCAGTACAGGGAATATTCACAGCTGGTGTCCCAGTCTATAAATCCACTCCATTACCTTAATTCATATTCTTATTTTAAGGATAACCAAGCAATCGCAATTTTGAAAAAGTTCCCGAATTTTCCCGGGATGAATCCAAAGTTAGCCGCCCAAAAGGCCTTCATTGCTTGCGAAGAAGCTTGTCAGATTACAGATGAAAGACTCTCAAATTACTCAACCTGTCTTGAAAATTCAAAAATTCAAGGCATACACGAAATCGAACTGATCGCGCGTAGAAAACTGGTTGATATGTTAGGGGATGTCCCAAGTCTGAAGGATCTTGACTACGCTTTTGGTCCCGGAGCGACATTGAACACAAAAAAGGATACCAATCCTTTTAAAAAGTTGTCCAATGCTCTACAATGTGCGCCAAATCTTATCAGCTCACTTCCAGAAGTAGTATCACTATTTCCAGGTTGGTCCCACAATGGCAAAATTGAAGCCGGCGTGGGAAGTGAGCTTTCGTTTGTAGCAAAAAATGCAAAAACCGACCGACCAATATGCATAGAGCCCGTTTTAAACGGACTATTGCAGAAGGCTGTCGGGTCTCTTATGAAACAACGCTTTAAAATTCACAACCTGGATTTGTTCACCCAGGAGCGAAACCAACATCTCTGCAAAAATGCGCAGCGGTTTGGTTTGTCCACAGTTGATTTTTCATCAGCTTCAGACACTGTTTCAGTTTCGACTGTTTTTAATCTCCTCCCGATTGACTGGGCGCTGCTTTTAAACAAGTTGAGGTCTACCTCCTATACTTTTGAAAAGGTTTCATACCCCTTGATCAAGTTTAGTAGCATGGGTAAGGGTTTTACCTTTGAGCT